GTGCTCGAGCCCTGGGACAAATGCTATCAAAAGTATTTGTTCCAAAACGACGAGCAAGTCGATGTGATAAAGTCGACACCAAAGGGGGGAAGGTTTCCCCCCCCTCGGCGTCAGTAGATCCTACTACTGGCGTTGTTGTAACGATCAATGATAGGACCGAAGCTCTGCTTCGAGGTCTCAAAGTAATTTTCCGGCACCATGGTGCTCCGGATGAGATCTCATGTCAACTTGAAACTCAGTTGACGGGTTATCTGGTAAATTTCGAGGCCGAGGACGATTGGGTCAAACATGTGAAACATGTTCTTACCTATCCTATGGCCAAATACCTGCATAACGAGCCTCCCAAATCCACCGGCAATGATTTTGTTCCAAGAGGTGGTTTGAAGAAGTGGATGAAGAATCGTCTTTCTCTCTTTTCGAGGAAGAATACCCACTTGTGGTACAGTTGGTTCCAAGCGAAACGTGCTGCCCTACCAATGTCCGACGAATTTGTGGACAAGACCTATCAAGAGCATTTTGAAGCCTTGACAAGGGATGATGATGGTCAAGATGACATCATTGAGGGGATCTTTAATGACCCAGCTTTTATTCTCGTTCTCAGGGAAATTGCTGACAAGGTCGTGTTGAACTTTGATATTGAGGAGTTTGACGAGTTGCAGCCTAGTACGAATAGTTCTTTTAATTCTACAAGAAAAGATGGCGGGCAACAGGGTGATCTTATGCGTATGATTGAATTTTCAGAGTCAGGCATGATCAGTGATACATTGTTATGTTCAATGCAATGGTATTCCCGTGGGTTTTCAGGAAACTCTACATTTCTTAACTGTGTCACCGAGACTCGCGAGCGAGTCGGTAGAGACCAGTGGGGACGTGTTCGAAGACTTGTAAATACCATGGCCCTTGATCCCAATGGGCTTAACTGCACGATTCAGGCAGTTCTAGAACCGATGAAGGTGCGTGTGATATCTAAGGGGGAAGCCCTCCCATATTACACAATGAAGCCTCTCCAAAAGGCGCTTTGGAAGTCAATGAAAGACATGGATTGCTTCCGTCTGATCGGTAGATCTTTTAGCCCGACAGATATGATGGACCTAAGAAAGCGAGCAGCCCCCACTGATGAGTGGTTTAGTATAGACTATTCAGCTGCGACGGACGGGTTATCCTGGAAATATTCAGGCAAGATACTGGAGGCAGTACTTGAGTCCATTAACCCCCGTCATAGAGAAATCGCAATGAGCGTTCTCGGACCACATAAGCTATGGTACCCGACGAGGGATGTAGCTGGACGTACCTTCCGCGGTGTGATGCGGAGGGGTCAACTGATGGGATCAATTCTCTCATTTCCAATTCTTTGCTTGGCAAACTTGGGCGTTTATCTTTACGCAATGAGAGACCATCAGAGAGACTGGCCTATAGCGGACCAGTTGAGTCATGTTCTTGTTAACGGTGATGATATGTTATATGCATCACCGGTTCAGTACTGGGATGAGCATATTGCTGTGGGCAAGGCTGTCGGTCTGAACATGAGTGTGGGGAAGTCCTATCACCACCACACCTACGCTAATGTGAATAGTACTAGCGTACAACATGACCTTCGAGTAAAGAACTCGACTCCGTGGTCGATCGATTTTCTAAATGTGGGCCTGTTCTTCGGCCAACATAAGGTTCAATCAAAACAGGAGAGTGCCGCATCTCATCATGATGATGGTGCCACTGAGGGAAAGTGCGCAGTTCTCCCTCTTCTGCTCCAGGGTTGTTTACCCGGTCGACAGAAACAGATCTTGAAGATGTACCTTTCTATGCATAAGGTAGACATCCAGCGCGAGACCCAATTAGAATGTAATATTGGGAAGGTTTTGCCATGGCAATTAGATGGCACCTTTTGCGGTCGTAGGATTATGACTCGCAATCTCTTCCTGCCCACTACCGTTGGTGGTATGGGTGTTCCCTGTCCTAAAGGGTTCAAGTACAAAGTGACACTCTGTCAGAGGTTGCTTGGAATTCATATGTACCAGGAAATGGGTCCGTTCGTTACGACCCAACTACCGTTGCCGGGGTATGAGATCCCGCAGCATGTTCAGGTAGAAGCGCGCCCTTGGGCCACAAAAGGTGGCAAGGATGACCTTGATGTCAGATCACGTAAGATCTTTAATGAGATCTACGATGACTCATTCTTTGAGACCGGTCTGTTCGAGTACAGCGTAACAAGTTCTGCCATTCGTTGCTGAAGTAGAATTCGCGTTGTTATGGGTTGGTGTTGACTTGGTTGGGGTGGTTCCCATGACGAGCAACATGGTCCTGGAAAGACATTAAACTTAGCCATGGGGTTCTGGTGTGTAAACTAACCAAAACGTTTTCAATCTGTATGCACTGGCCTTCGGGTGTGCCCCTACGATTTGATGTAAAGATTTACGTATAGGATGATGTTTGACGGTCGGATTCATGTGAGTTTGTTCCTTCAACCCCTTGATCATCTGCTAAATGTATCTATTTGCAGACAGACTGATCCGCGACTTGGCGATTTTCCGTTCTCACACTTCGGTGTCCAACGGCCCAAGAAGGGTATGGTTTGATCTGGTCTTAGCTCTACTAAATGCCGAGAGACCACACGGTTTGGGGAATCTCTTTGAAATGAGGTTCCTTCACCAGAATGAATGGTCCACTATGTTCAGGTGGATCCCATACATGAACCCAAACAATTATAGAGCCGCGCGTCCCCGGCTAGAGAATAGGACAGCTTCTGATATCGCACAGCTTCGGCAGGATATCCAAGAGTGGCAGCGATTACAACATCGGCCTAAACCTGCCACGCCACTCCAGAGAGCTCCTCGTACCCTTCCAAAGGGTCCGCGTCCCCGTCCGCTTCAGCCAAACCGGCCGGGACCTTCCCATGATCTCACCGCTCGCGGTAGAGATGGGGGGGACTCTCTCTCTTCTGTTTCATCAGCCTACTCTCGTGGGTTTTCGTCACAGAAGGCTTCCTTCTCAGTTACGAATGACGGTATCCGTATTCGTAAGCGTGAGTTGTTGGATTCGATAACTGGCACAGTAGGCTTTACTGTTGCCAAGACCTATGCTATCAATCCAGGTATAATCCCTTCCTTCCCGTGGCTGTCTACTCAGGCAGCCGGTTGGGAACAGTACAAGTTCCATAAGCTTCGCTACTGTTATTATACCCGTACCGGGTCCGGAACTCCCGGGTCCTGCATGCTAGTCCCCGACTATGATGCCGCAGACCCCCCTCCGACCTCAGAACAGCAGGCGATGGATTACAAGGATGCCAAAGAAGAGGTTCCTTGGGTTGTTGAGTTCTCTTGTGAGCTCAATCCATCTGCTATGCACCCGGCCGGTGCACGTAAGTTTATCAGGCAAAATCTTGTTGCAGGTACTGATATTAAGACTTATGATGCTGGAAATATGTTTATCATCACGACTGATGGGACAGCCGTCACGTGGGGTAAAATATTTGTCGAGTATGACGTCGAGTTCTTCTGTTCTCAACTCCCTATAGCCAACTTCGTTGGTGCGTCATTCACAGGTTCGTCGAACGCGGCCCCTTTTGCAACCCAGACTGGAAACCTCCAAGTCTCGGCTGTATCGACAGGTACGACTACGTCAGTCACTACTTTTACCTTTAATCAGGCCTTTACCGGTCTATTATCGGCATCCGTAGTTGGAACAGTGTTAACTGCTATGACCTCAGGTGGCACGGCAGCGGTCCAGATCATTAACTCGATCGTGGACTCAGGAGCTTTGAATGATGTTGCCATCTTCAAAGTTGATGCTCAACCGGGACAGACCTTTGTCTTGACCATCCCGAACACTACGATCTCCACGACATCCTTGTCACTGACTTTTAGGAATGTGGCTCCTCTTTAATTAATGAGGATCTTACTGCGCCATAGAGCTTAAATAAATAAGTACTCTTCTCAAGAGGGCGCTATTGCTATACACGGTAAAATTGACGTGATAGCCGGCTACTGTGGTCGGAACCTCTTTGATCTGGGCTTTACTTCAGATTTCAAAGATTGCTGACATCCGCCACAATTGTAGACGCGTACCTCTCTGGTACGATTTTGGTTATTAAACGCCTGTTTGTCACAGGTCGGTAAAGCCGG